ATGGGCTTATCATTAGGTGCGCCAATTCCTGCGGCATTACGCACCATAAGTTCTGGGGTTATGAAGCTATTAACTAAAAGACAACTAGCCAAACTAAAAAAATTAAAAACAAAAGAAGGAAACAAGGTAGTAAAGGAGAGAAAAGAGTTAGTAGGCAAACTAAAAAAACAATCAGAAGGAGAAGCATTAGCTAAAGAAGCAAGAAAAAAAGCAATAAAGAAAAAAGTAAGAGAAGCAGCAAGAAAGGCAGCAAGAAAGAAAGCAAAGAAAAAAGTAGGCAATCCTAATGATCCAAACCTTTTGTCATTGAAAATGTATATGGAAAATCTATAATGGAGGAGAAAAGCATAATGAATAGAGCAAGTAGTGGTACTAAAAAAACACCAAAACTAAAACAGAAATCTACATACCATAGTAAAAAAAAGAAAACAGTAAAATCAAAAAAAAGAAAGACAACAAAGTATTAATATGGCACAGAGTCCAGCATGGCAAAGGAAAGAAGGCAAGAATCCAAAAGGTGGATTAAATGCTAAAGGTAGAGCCAGTTACAATCAAGGTGGTGGCAATCTAAAACCCCCTGCGCCTAAACCAAAAACCAAACGAGATGCAGCAAGACGTAAATCTTTTTGTGCTAGAATGAAAGGCATGAAGAAAAAATTAACATCAGCTAAGACTGCAAGAGATCCAAACTCAAGAATTAACAAATCACTTAGAGCTTGGAATTGTTAATTGTTAGTGGTATGGTGTTTGGAACAGATAAATACTGGAGGCTATGATGGCTAAAGCAGGAAGAAATAAAGTTACAAAACGAAGTAATACAAATAAAATTAACAGACTTAAAAAACAGATATCTTTTCTTGAAAAACAAAAAAAGATTTATGATGATCGTGGTATAACTTTACAATCACTTACAAAAGAATTAGCAAAGCCTGGAGGTAAAATCAATGCTACAGCCAGAATCAGAGCTAAAAACTTTTTATCTACTTACAAAAAAGATTTAAAAGAATTAAAAACCCAGCTTGTTAGTCTTACTGGTGGTGCTTTACCAAGAACAGAAGCAAAAGATATGAGACCATCACCAAAAACTGGGCGTTATGGCAAGGGTGAATATGATAGCGGTGGATTTGAAGGAGAAGAAGCAAGACAAATTAAAAGAAAAGACAAAAAAGAAGTAGTAAAGAATTCAAAAGACAAAACTGAAGATGCGCCAAAACAAAAAAGAACAGGGCCAAGTTCAAGTGATATCATGGGTGGTAAAGATGGACCATCAGGACCATTGGGTAGCACTCTTGATAAAATAAAAAAGAAAAAGAAAAAGTCTATGATGGGTTCTAATAGGTTTATGGCAGGTAAAGGAAGATATGGTGATATTAAACCTGGAGTTTACAAAGGACAAAGATAATGCCAAAAGTAAAACCTATAGGAACACCTAAAAAAAAATTAACTAAACTAGAGAAAGCAGAGATTACTGCACAAAAAATTATAGCCAATGAGAAAGCTGCCGACACAGCAGAAAAACAAAAGCGTTTTGAGCAATGTGTTGAGATGAAGTTATTGAAAGGACATTCACAAGAGTTAGCAGAAAAAATGGCAAAGGAGATTATTTATAATCAACAGGTGGTGTAGATGGCTGAAGTTTATAATAACCCTGTTAATGTTGAAATCATTAATATGACTAATAGTTGGGCAGGTCAGATAGGAATCTATGCTGATGGCTATGCAACTAAAGCAGATAGAGCAGCAAAAAAAAATTATAATCCACTCAACGATAGAAGGCGTATGGCATTGAGCTATACAAAAAATGGCGTAAGAACAGGCATACCAAAAGGCGTTTGGAAAGATTATATTAAGATGACCAAACATATAAAAGATTCAAACGAAGTTATAAAAGCAATAAAATCTTTAGCAGAAAAAGATTATGGTGGCAAAATAAATTTTGCTAAACCTTTTGCAGAATTTGAAACAAGAGCAATGGGTTTACGAGCAGGTATGCGTTTACTAATGGGTCCAGGTTACTTAGGTGCTGCAACACCAATTAACACAGTTGATGGTATTGTCCGTAAGTTTGCACCTAACTTTGAAAATAATACTCAAGCATATATAAATGCAGTAATGGGTAAATTTAAAAAAGTTGAAGGTTATGAAAACTTTGATGGCACAATTACAGAGAAAGAAGTTCCAATGTTATTAAAGTTTATGTTGCAACATGAGAATGATAAAAAAGATGGTTTGCATGAATATTATATTAATGACGATGCGTTAAAAAATGATTGGCCTGTAGCAGCATGGTGTGCAAAAGGTAATTACACGCAGGATAAAAATGATAAATTTTGCAGAGATGGATACAAACAATCATTGAGTGCAAAAAATAAAAAGAAAGAAGTGGATAGTTTAAAAGCAGGAGATGGTAAAAATAATACTGGTGGTAGTGATTTACCATCAAATGATGATATTCTAAAAGAATACATGCCAAAAATTAAATCCCACACATATGAGTTTTAATATGAATAATATAGTTAATCCAAATACATACACAAAAGAACAATGGAACAAAGTAAGACTGGTAGTCAAGACACAACATATGAAACACTATCCAAAAGATTTTGTAACTGATATGGAAGCGGATAAAATACTTGCAGCCATGTCTCCACAAGCAGTAGAAAAACTTTATGAACTTGCAGTAAACTATGGCATCACTAGATTATAAAGCTCCTGGACCAGTTGTTAAAACATTTATGAAAGACAATTCTTTCTTTCGTGGTTTGCGTGGACCTGTAGGTAGTGGTAAATCAGTCTCTTGTTGTATAGAAATATTACGCAGGGCATTGGCACAAGAACCTAATGAGGATGGTATAAGGAAAAGTAGATGGGCGGTCATAAGAAATACTAATCCACAACTTAAAACAACTACCATGAAAACATGGCTGGATTGGTTTCCAGAAGAAGAATGGGGTAAGTTTACCTATAGCGTACCTTTTACGCACATGATACAAAAGGGTGATATTGAACTAGAAGTAATCTTTCTAGCATTAGATAGACCAGAAGATGTTAAAAAACTACTATCATTAGAACTTACAGGAGTATGGATTAATGAAGCAAGAGAAATACCCAAGTCTATTGTTGATGCCTGTACTATGCGTGTTGGCCGTTATCCTAGTATGCGTGATGGTGGTCCAAGCTGGTATGGGGTTATCGCTGATACTAACGCACCTGATACAGAGCATTGGTGGCCGATACTTGCTGGTGAAACAGTATTGCCTGACTACCTTACTAAACAAGAAGCCAAGATGTTAGTCAAGCCTGATAACTGGTCATTCTTTAATCAGCCTCCAGCAATGCATGAAATCATGGGTAAAGACAAAATAGTAGATAGATATGAATCAAATGATGATGCAGAGAATGCAAAGAACCTTACGCCTAATTATTATCGTAATATCATTAGAGGTAAAACTAAATCGTGGATTGATGTGTATGTACTAAACAAGTTAGGTTTAATTGAAGATGGTAAACCAGTATATGATTCGTTTAGACAAGATGTACATGTAGCCAGGAGTGATTGTTTGGTAGCAGATCAGTTGCCAATCTATATGGGAATAGACTTTGGATTGACTCCAGCTTGTGTGTTTGCTCAACGCATAAGAGGAAGATGGGTAATATTAAATGAGCTGGTAGCGGAGGATATGGGTATTGTAAGGTACTCAGACTTGTTAAAACAGCAAATGGCACTCTATCTCCCACGAACTTTTCACATCTTCGGCGATCCTGCAGGAGATCATAGAGTACAAACAGATGAAGCAACACCATTTCAAATACTTAGATCCAAAGGAATTAATGCTAGACCTGCGCCATCAAATGATGTATTAATACGATTAGAAGCAGTTAATGCAACATTAACCAGAATGACAGATGGTGAATCAGGGTTGTTAATTGATCCAAAATGTATTAACTTAATAAAAGGATTTAGTGGTGGCTATCATTACAAGCGTATTCAAACAAGTGGTGAACGCTATGATGAAAAGCCAAACAAGAATAGGTTTTCGCATATACATGATGCACTACAGTATTTATTGTTAGGTGCAGGAGAAGGCAGGAGTTTAGTGATTGGGGGTAAATCATCTAAGCCATTTGTAGCCAAAAGAGACTTTGATGTATATACTGCAAAACCAAAAGCTAGTATACATAGCAGGAGAAGAAGATAATGTGCGCAGGACCATTTAAACCACCCAAACCACCAAAGCCATCAGCACAAGAACTACAGCAAAGAGAAGCTAGTAGAAGAGCGCAGCGTGATGCTTTGAAAGAAGAAAGAAGAACAGCAGCACAATTAAAAGCAGATCAACTTGAAATAACTCAAGCAGCACTAGCTGGTAGACGTGGGAGAAGAAGTTTACTATCAGGGCGTAGAGGTGGAAAAGGTTTTGACCTCAATGAAGATTATAAAACTAAAACAACATTAGGTGCATAATGATTGAAAATCATCCATCAGCAAATGTTACAAGTATAGAAGATCCAACTAAAAAAATATTAGCTAGATATAAACATGCTAAATCAATTAAAGATCAATGGACATCTGTTTTTGAAGAATGTTATGAACTTGCTTTACCACAAAGAGAATCATTTTTTACAGAAACAGCAGGTAGAAGAAGAACCGATCATATCTTTGATGAGACTGCTGTAGTAGGAGTCCAGGAGTTTGCTAGTAGATTGCAGTCAGGTATTGTGCCTAACTATGCAAGATGGGCAAATTTTGTTGCAGGTACAGAAGTACCAGAAAATGAACAAAAAGAAGTAAACCTAGCATTAGATGAAGTAACTGAATATGTATTTGAGATATTACAAAACTCAAACTTCAGTCAAGAAGTACATGAAACATTTTTAGATATAGCTTTAGGCACAGGAGTTTTATTAGTTGAAGAAGGCGATGCGATTCAACCAGTAAGATTTAAAGCTATTCCATTACCACAAGTTTGTTTAACAAGTGGCCATGATGATAGAGTAGATGCAGTATATCGTACACGAAGTATAAAACTAAAAGAATTATCTTTTGCATATAAAAATCCTATCCTTTCTGAAAAAATGGCTATGGATATGGAAGCAAATCCCGACAAGGAAATTAAAATAGTAGAAAGTATATATCGTGATTATTCTGAAACTAAACAAGAAGTAAATATATTTTGTGCTATTGCAGAAGAATATGAACATAAAGTTTTTGATGAAATATATAAAGGCAATGGAAGTAATCCATATATCGTTTATCGCTGGTCAAAATGTGCTGGTGAAACATATGGCAGAGGACCTTTACAGTTTGCACTACCTGCAATTAAAACTGCTAATTTAGTTGTAGAGCTAATATTAGAAAATGCACAGATGAGTATATCTGGTATGTACCAAGTGGAAGATGATGGAGTCATTAATGTTGACAACATTGCACTTATTCCAGGTACTGTAATTCCGAAAGCAGCAGGTAGTGCAGGTTTACAACCCATAGCACAAGCAGGTAACTTTAATGTATCTGATCTTGTGCTAAGAGATATGAGAACTAACATTAAGAAAGCGTTATACAATGATATGTTAGGCAACCCAAATGAGAAAACACCAATGTCTGCAACTGAAGTAGCAGAAAGACAAGCAGATTTGTCCAGACAAATAGGTGCTGCGTTTGGTAGATTACAAGCAGAACTGGTAAATCCTGTACTTGCAAGAGTAATTTATATCTTAAAAAAACAAGGGCGTATTAATATACCAGTAATTAATGGTAGAGAAGTACAAGTTAAATCTTCTAGTCCATTAGCACAAGCACAACATCAACAAGATGTAGCAACCATAGATAGATTCTTAGCACTAATGCAAGGTAGAGTAGGTCCAGAACTTCTTAATTTAATGATTAAGCAAGATGAAGTTGCAAAATTTGTAGCTAAAAAATTAGGAATACCAGAAGAACTTATTAGAACTCCACAAGAAATGCAACAGATGATGCAACAAATGCAGCAGATGCAGCAAATGCAACAACAACAGGCTGCGCCACAAGAATAACTCCTTGACTTTTGGTAATATTTTTGCCATTGTTTCACGTGAAACATAATCACATGAGGTGTAGCATGGCAGAAAAGAAAGTAAATACTCTTATTGGTCTTGATGGTATGAAGCGAACACCAGACCAAGAAGAAAATCTTAATGCAGTATCAAGAGCATTATTTACATCAGATGCAGGTAAACAATTTTTAAACTATCTTAAATCTATAACTATAGAAACAGTAGCTGGACCTGATATTGATGATAAACAATTAAGACATTTAGAAGGACAGCGTTATATTGTTGGATTAATACAACGTAGAAGTAACAAAGGACAATCACAAAAAGTAGTGGAGGATAGCAAAAATGGCTGAAGAACAAGTAACAGAACAAGAAATTTTAGATGAAGTACCAGTAGAAGAAGAACCTGTAGCAGAAAGACCAGAGCATATTCCTGAAAAGTTTTGGAAAGAAGGTAATGTTGATGTAGATGAAATGGCTAAGTCATACGCACAACTAGAAACTTATGTAGGTGGTAAAGAAGATACAATTAGAGAAAAACTAATTGAAGAACTTGCTAATGAACATCAAGAAAATATGCCAGAAAACTATGAACTTCCTGCTTTGCCAGAAGGTATTAGTGAAGAAATGGTTGAAGCAAATCCTATGTATAACTGGTGGAATGAAACTGCTAGAGAAAATGGAATGTCTCAAGAAGAATACGAATCTGGTATTAATGCTTATGTAGAAATGATGCAATCAGATTTTACTGATATTGATACAGAGATGGAAAAATTAGGTGAAAATGCAGATGCTAGGATAGAAGCTGTTGATGCATGGGCAAGTAAAAGTTTTCCGCCAGAAGAATATCAAGCTATACAATATAGTTTAGGCACATCAGCAGAAGGCATAGAAGCATTAGAAAGAATGATGGATATGGTTCAAGGAGTAAGTGTTCGTTCAGAACAATTTGCTCAGCCAGAAAAACAACTTACAATGGCTGATGCAAGAGCTATGATGGCTGATAAAAGATATTTTGATCCACGCTTTAGAGATGAAGCATATGTTAAAAAAGTAGATGCAGCATTTAGAATGTTGACTAAGTAATGCTTTATGTAGAAAAAACAATCCCTGATGATTGTTTTAGACTAGCTCCTAATTTAAAACAGCTAGACAAATATGAAGTAGCTGTTATGGGTTTAGATCCATTAACAGCTTTACTTCTACCATTCCAATACAATAGACCTAACACACATACTTTTACTATCTTTGAAAAAGAAACTAATGAAATAGTAGCTATATGGGGAGCAATGCCTGTAAGCAAAACTAAACCAAAGATAGCTGCAATATGGTTTTTATCATCTCCATTGCTTGAAAAACATAGTAGATTTTTTTTACAAGGCAATATGAGATGGGTTACATACTTAGAATCACATTACAAATATGTATATAATTTTATTACAGCAGAGCATAAACGCAGTATAAAATGGCTTAAATGGCAAAAATTTACATTTAATTCTACACCAACGCTTGTAAAAGGTGTTGAAATGTATTATTTTTATAAGCATCTACCAAAGGTAGATGTAGACATACAGCCCATTATTGCGGAAATAGGCCCTAAATGGACAACCGAATTGAAGGATAAAGGACAACTGTGAAATATTAATTTAATTTAACAGGAGATAACGATGAGTACATCTATATCAACTGCCTTTATTAAACAGTTTGAAGCAGAAGTTCATATGGCATATCAGCGTATGGGTTCAAAATTAATGAATACTGTAAGGCAGACTAAAAATGTAAAAGGTAGCCAAGCACGTTTCCAGAAAGTAGGGAAAGGTACAGCCGTTACTAAGAATCGTCATGCAGAAGTTCCTACAATGGATATCACACATAGCACAGTTGATGTAACACTAGCTGATTACTACGCAAGTGATTATGTTGATACCCTAGATGAGTTGAAAACAAACATAGACGAAAGACAAGTTCTAGCTCAATCTGCTGCGGCAGCTTTAGGTAGACAAACAGACCAATTAATCATTGATGTATTGGATGCAGGTTCAAACTCTGCAAACATTGCGCATGGATCTGCTGGTCTTACATTAGCAAAAGCATTAACAACATATGAGACATTTGGTGAAGCAGATGTTCCAGATGATGGGGGAAGATACTTTGTAGTATCACCTGCTGGTTGGGCTGACTTGCTACAAATTGACCAATTCTCAAGAGCAGAATATGTTGGCGAAAGTGATCTACCATATTCTGGTGGTATGACTGCTAAGAGATGGTTAGGGTTCTTATTCTTCACACATTCAGGATTGACACTTGCTAGTACAACTAGAGATTGTCATGCTTACCACAAATCTGCTATCGGCCTTGCTACAGGTGCTGATGTTAGAACTGAGGTAAACTATNTTCCTGAGAAGGTAAGTCATTTAACAACATCTATGATGAGTATGCAGGCNGTTGCTATTGATGCAGAAGGCTTCATGCAAATCCAGATTACTGAATAAGGGAGGTTAATCATGGCTTTAACAGCAGCAAACTTAAAGTTAGTAGCTGGAGCAGGAACAGGTAATGTATTCCATTACGAAACTGCCGATGCACCAGGAACTGTTGCAGGTAGTGGTTACTTCAATGACGTAACTGACAACCTAAAGCAATTTGATATTATTCTTGTTGCAGGTACAACAGGTGGTACAGTAACTGTAGATATGTTGGTGGTAACATCAGCAACAGGTGCAGCGACTGTTACTTGTACAAACGGCACATAAGTGCTATTGATCTTGAGGGAAGGTCCGACTACACCCTTCCCTCATTATCTTATAAGGAGGTATTATGTTATCAGAAACTAGGTTTGATATATGTAACAAAGCATTAGTATTGGTTGGTGCTAACATAATAACTAGCTTTGAAGAAGCCACTACTGAATCTACTGTAGCTGGTCAATTATATGAATCAACATTAGAAGCAATGCTAACTAGAATACGTTGGAGATTTGCATCTAAACAAGTACAGCTAACTAAACTAGCAGAGAATCCATTAGGAAGATTTAAGTCATCTTATCAATTACCAGCAGATGCATTGTTAATACATACAGTTACAGTAGGAGATAATGTAATTGCTTATGATAGATACGGTGATAAGATTTTTACTGATACAGGATCAGGTGATACATTAATTTGTGATTATACATTCCAGGCTAGTGAAGCAGAGTTTCCAGCATACTTTAAACAATGTATGGTTTTTGAACTTGCAAGTTTATTTGCAGGTGCGATTGCAAGAAATGATACTTTGTCTACTCTATATCAACAAAGAGCGATAGCACAAATAGCTATAGCTAAATCAACAGATGGACAAGCTCAAACAACTAAGCGTATGGATGTTAATAGAATACGCAATAGAAGAAATCGTACTGCATTTAATAATGTCAACGCAACTGTTACTTCGAGCTAATGAATGGGCATACAAAGAATACACCAAGCCAGTTTTGTAAGAGGCGAACTAGATCCTAAGATTGTATCTAGGGTTGATGTTGTTGCTTACGAACAAGGATTAAAAAAAGCTAGGAATGTATTGACTCTAAATCAAGGCGGTATTGAAAGAAGGCCTGGAACAATACATAGAGCAGACATAGGTTCTGCAACAGGTAGACTAGAATCATTTATTTTTTCAGACGATCAAGAGTATGTAATACTTTTTCAAAACACTACAATTAAAATATACAGTAGTGCAGGTACATTGTTACAAACAATTACTTCATCAGGCATAGCAACAGCACAGTTATTTGAGCTTACTTTTACACAACAAGGCGATACCATGATTATTGCTCACAAAGATTTTGCAACTAAAGTTTTAAAAAGAACTGGAGCAACAACATTTACTTTATCTGCTTTTGCTTTTGATAGTAGTGTTAATGGCGAGAAAGTATATCAACCATATTTTAAGTTTGCAGATGATACTATTACTTTAGACATTGATGCAACAGCAAAAGGATCTACAGGTGTTACACTTACTACATCTGCTGCTTATTGGACTAGTGATTATGTAGGAACAAGAGTTAGATATCATGGAGCAGAATTATTAATTACTGGTTATACATCTTCTACTGTATTAACAGGTACATTGCAAGATGATGTTCAAATAGAATTAGATGATAATCCATTAAAAAGTACACAAGGCTCTGGTACTGTAGAAGTAACAATGGCACAGCATGGTTTTGCTACAGGTGCTAGTGTAACCATATCAGGCGCACAAGATATATTTGATACAGATGGTGCTGGATTAGCAAGTGCAAATATTAATGGTACATTTACTATAACTAACATAGATGATAATAGATTTAGTTTTACCGCAGGAAGTAGTGATACAGCAACAGAATCTGTAGATGGTGGTGGAGCTAGTGTAAAAATTACTGGTCATCCTCCTACTAGAAAATGGGATGAACAACTTTATAGTGGTGTCAATGGTTATCCAAGAACTTGTTGTTTTCACGAACAAAGACTTTATTTTGGTGGCAATACCAATGCACCTGATTATTTAACAGCAAGTAAAGTAGGTTCATTTTTTAACTTTGATGTTGGCAAAGCTAGAGATGATGAAAGTTTACAGATGCAAATAGCATCAGATCAAATAAACGAGATAAGACACTTAGTAAGTGGGCGTGTACTTGAAATATTTACTAGTGGTGCAGAGTTTTTTTTAAGACCACAAACAGGAAAGAACATAACACCAACTGATTCAATGATAGTTAGACAAACATCTTTTGGTTGTCAACAAAAAGGTATGCCTAGACCATTTGATGGAGGCACATTGTACATACAGAAAAATGGTAAGAACATAAGGGATTATGTTTTTGCCTCAACCACAGAATTATTTGATAGTAATAATACTAGCCTGGAGTCTGCACATTTAATT